TGCACGGCTAATGCCTGCGCCTGCTGCGTCTACTACGTGACCGTAGGTCTTTGCCTTCTTGACTACACCATCAAATGCCTTGTAAAGGTTATCTGATGTTAGCGAAGTATTTCCATTAAGGAGTACATCCTCAATATCATTACCTGCCTGTGTTGCCATCATACGGGCAATATGATCTTCTAGATCTGGACCTTCGATATTGTCCTCAAGAGATTCTGTTGAAAGCTCCCAATCCAAGCGAAGCTTCTTTGTTGTAAGAGAGATCTTGGAGAAGGTAACAGCAGAGTTTGAACCTGTGTTATCAGCTTCTGTAGCGAGAACCATAAGTTTCTCACCAACACCAATACGATCAATTTCAGTGGTGTCTGCTCGCATGCGAACAGTACGAGCCACCTTACCAATTACTGTTGCATCGAACATGTAATCAAGGAAACGTGCAGACTGTTCTGGGTTTAGAAGACCACCCTCACCCTCAGCAGCTACGTGAATACCAGTGGTTGCTGTGGCTGAACCTGTCATGTTTCCAGTTACTGTTGTGTTTGCTGCAACTGCTTTTTCTAACATTTCATTGCTCATTATATTTTTCACCTACCTTTTATTTTAAAAGTTCATTCACGGAACCGAGGAAAGAACCGTTCCATTTTGATTTCTTTATTGTTACTTCCTGAGACCCGCCAAGGTCTGAGGACTTCTTAACTGCGGTCTCTGATTCTACCGCACCGACACGCTTTTCTACGCCATCAATCGTGTTCTTGATATCTTCTACAGCCTTTGAAAGTGCTGCATGTTGTTCTGCCAATTCTGAAATTCGTCCATCAACGCTCTTGCTGAAAGTTTCAACTGTGTCTTTAATAGCTGTAACTTGAGCAGCATTTGCTTCTGATGCCTTATTTAGAGTTTCTGAGAAAAAGCCTTTTAGATCGCCAAGCATCTTTGCAAAATCAGGTTCATCAACCTCAACTTCTGATACGTCGGCTGCTTTTTCCAGAGTTTCGGCAGAAGCGTCTTCAGCAGGCGCTGCTTCTTCAGCAGGTGCTGCATCTTCGGCAGGAGCTGCTTCTTCAGCAGGTGCTGCATCAACGACAGGAGTCTCTTCGACTGCTGCCAATGTTTCTGTGTTTTCTGACACTTCATTACCTCCTTCTGCGTTTGCCTGTTTTGCAATTTTGTTTGTATCAGGCAACGTTAATCTTGACTTGTGTAAATCAAGAATTCTATCTATTTCCTTTGCTTTGTTTGTATCATTTGATTCTACCCAACCGATCAAAGTTGCTGGCTTACCAGAGACTGGCGATACATATTCTGTGTCTGTGGACATAAATACAGAATCACTGTCTTCACAATAAAAAATATTCTCTACTTTTGTTTCTGCTGCAATTCCTTTAAACATCAATTGTCCATTCATCTTTTGAATTGACAAGATGTTGCATAGCTCATTTGCTGGAGAATCTACAACTGATAGCTCCATCAATGCATATTCTTTGATAAATCTTACTGGCTTACCTGTGGACTTATTGACTTCGTTTTCTGAATCAATAATCTTTCCGCCGATTGAAAATCCTTGTAGAGTTCCGTCCAAAATCTTTTCCCATGTATCTTGTGCACCTTTTGAAATATATGCATCAACATAAACGCCATTATAAAATTCTTTTGATTCTGGATCGTAGTATGTTTCTGGTTTGAATGAAACCATTTTACCAACAGCATTTGATCCATGCATTTCACGAATGTTTCCACGGAAAGATTCGAATGCTTTCAATGATGCATCTGCTGTAACGACATCTCCTGTTTGATCAAGATTATCTAGCGTAGCAAAACCAGAAACGGTGCGCTTTTCACGATTGACTTTTGTGAATGGCACCGACAAATTGATATTGTCGCCATTTGATGACCATAGAGATTTCTCAATATTCATATGCTTAATTTTATAACGTTATTATATATAAGGCAAATAATCAGTTGAGTAGTATTACTCAACCTGTCTGCCTTCACCTTGAGGATTTCTAGCTTCCCCCGAAATATCTGGGGAATTATTATCCCTTTCTTGGTCTCTTGTTCTGGTATTTCCAGCCTGGGCTCTTACTTCCGCCTGCTGTTGTGGCTTTAATTGTACTACTTCGTCCCCGCCATCCATTGGGACCATACCCTTGCGAATACGAACTTCATTTGGGGTAATTACCTGCATTCTTAAATAACGCTCATCAATCTTAGATTGAGTATCTTCGTCAGTAAGCGACAATTCATTAAATTTAATTTGAAGGGCATCAGTCATTTCTTCAATTAATTTATTTAGTTTCTTTTCTAAAATATCTTGGACTGGCTTGCATACCTGCTCTTTAAATGTTTTATCTGCATCACGGGCATTTGCCAAAGAAATTCCTTGTGGGCTACCAATTTTAGAAATTGGGACACGGTGAGCCATTAATATTTCGTCACGGTTAGATTGACGATATACGTTAAATGAGGACTCTTGTGCTCCTGCCTCAACTGGTTCCATTTTAAATTCAACCTTAGAGTCTGGGGAATCGGCTGGTAGAGGAATATAAAGTGAGCGGTGATTCTTCCCTTTAAGACCAACCTGGAAAAATTCCAGCAATTTACGCTCTGACTCTGTTGAGAGCTTTGCACCTTTTACCGTAATAATATAACGTGGTACTGCCTTATTTTCAAAATAGTCAAGGTTATATTTACCAGCAAATTCATTTCCAGCCATAGCATTTGATGCTGCTACGATGTCTGGGATACCATAGTAGTTATTACGTGGGGTATATTTCTTAAAGTGGATAATTTCATTTGGTCTATCGCTGCCGTCCGCAATTGGATTAGGAGTTTGCTGATCTCCAAAATTACGGAAGAATACAGCCTTGCCATAAAGCAATTGAATAAAGCCATCACGAAGACGGCGGACACGCATTGTCTTTGAAGGAATATGTCCGATATACCCTATCTTTCCAGATGTTGTTCTACCAACTTCTAAATAGCCATTTCCTGTTGCCTCTACATCTACATAGAACTTAATTAGAGTTTCTTTAAATGTTTCTTCTTCATTGCAATCTTCTAACCATTCATGTAGATCTTGACGAAGTCTATCAAGCTTTCTACGTGCCCGCTCTAATTGATTTTCGTTATCAATTCCATCAATTGCATCCATTGTCTTGCGTGTTTCAATAAAGTCATATCCAAGACCTACAATGTTTGAAACCTTGGCGTTAATTGCTGCATAGTTGTATGGCGAAATTTCATAAATATGTGAAAGATATTCAAGGTTATATGGAGGCTCAATAAGGTCAAACATTGCATAGCCAGTAATGGCTTGTGCAAGAAGATTCTGTTGTGTCTCCGCCCCATCAAGGCCAACAAATCTCTTTTGAATTGTACGGCTCATCTTGCGTCGGAATGCAGGACTTAGCCCAGAAATCTTTTGTAAATCTTCGCCAGAGGCCATAAATACGTCTGTTGTTTTTACAACGCTTGCTGACGGTATGTGGAAATCTGATGCTGTGTATGCGTGTACGCCAGTATCTAATTCTTGTGAATTATCTTCGAACATTGTTGCCATTTTGCTGAGCCTTCCTTGTTTCTTCCTTATAAACGCCTATGTCTAGTGGATCTGGTGTCAGGCCCCACTTTAGCCTTTGTTGCTGATATTCAAATTCTTCATCATCAATTTTACGACGGCCAGATAGGAATACTGGCTGCCCTTCATAAATTCCATATGATCTTACTTCTCTGGCAAGAGCATCTATGCGAGAGCGATTGCCTTTCATGGAGGTTATAGATAGGAAGTTGCCATCATCATCGCCAATCCAACGTCCGTCTGGCATTTCCCATACATATATTCCCAGAGTTGTTTCTTCTGGTCCTACCTTTATGCTCTTGTTCTTAATATCCATAGGTATTTATTTTACCATCTTTGCCAGTCTAAGTCCAGCTTTTTGTCATGCCAAATGACAAAATTATATACTTTGAACCACAATCCAGTCATTATTATATGCCGTTGCGCTTGTTTCTGTCAGAATAGGAGTCGAAGAATCTGTAATTGTTGAAGTTTGCTTACGAATATATAGATCATAGTTGGCGGCAGCTTGGGTTGAATTAAAGGCTGTCTCGTATAAAGTAATATATTGGTATAGGGCTGATACTGATCCATTTACTGAATAATTGAATCTAATATCACTTGATACCGCCGACGCAAATACGACTATTACATGGTGTAATTGCCCTGTTTTAAATATGCCTAAAACATTAGTTTCAGATGTCTTATTTACCCCATTTACGTATATGGCAGAAATGTTAGTCTTAGACATTGTGCCAGAATTACTCCAGCGTAATGTTGAGGCAGCATATCCATTTGTAGCTGTAGTAGAAATTAAACCGCTATCTGTCAAGGCATTTGGGGTATAGAAAAATTCTATAGTCCTTATTCCTTTATTTGTAGTAATTTCAAATCCAGAGTCTACAACAGTTCTGAGGCCGTTTCTGCTATTTCTAGACAAGATGTCATAAGGTAATTTTCCTAAAGATATATTATAGTCCGATATTCCAGCATGCTGTTCTAATGTCGCTAAGTATCCAGTTCCATTATAAGAATATCTCCTATAGTTATTATAAAATAGTATATCTAAATTGTACAGTCTTGGAATATATCTTGATGTATCAGTAGAGGTAAATGTTATTCTTAAATACAAATTACCACTTGATGAAAAACTATTTAAAGTATAGTTTGGCACCTGCTGTCCATTTATACAACTTGTATAGTTTATTCCATCTACACTTGCTTCAACTGTAATTCCATTGTCGCCGTCCCATTCTATTTTAGAAGAATCTAAAGTTGCTGATGTCGGAATAGAAATAAAATCTTCTATTGTAACTGTGCTGGATGCAGAATTTTCTGTTTCTGTTATTTCAAGACAATCTAAAGACTGGTTATATGTTAGGCCAGAAGTTGTTAGTTGATCCCAACTTTTGCTGTACGGATATTGAAATTTATAAGATGAAGAAACCTCATTATCATAAAGTTCAAATAATTCTCCTCCTGCTGGATCTGCTATTTGAATTGCAGGTAATCCCTGTCCTTGTGCAAAATGATATAGTATTTGAGACTGTGACAATCCGTATCTGTATATTGCTACGCTATTGATTAAAAATGAATCGTTTGAGCTAGGAGTTGGACCAGTGGCTAAATTTAAACTGGTGTTTGTGAATTCAAAATTAGGCAGAACTTTATACTGAACTAAAGCCCCATTTATATAAATAGAGGCGGAAGTAACTGAGTATACACACGCTATATGAAAAACTTTATTGGTAGAAGAAAGAGTGTATTCTAGACTTTCTGAATCCAATTTAAATACTATATTGCCTTTTTGATAAAATACTCCTATATCTTCTGTGGGGTCTCCTACTAAAGGAATTTCTGATGTGGAAACAATTTGAGGATAAAACCAGAATTCAATAGTAAAATCATTATCAGAATAATATTTTTTCCCAAACACTATGCACCGCCGCTGTAGTCATTTACTATTGTATAAACTATGGAGTTTAAATTTGTTATTTTTGTCGATCTACCATTACCAGAAACAATTGGCAAAATTCCAGACTCTGGGTCTCCGATATATAATCCATCATTTTCACATCCAGAATGATCATATGCAACGTCACCATACAAGTTTGCATATGAAGATACATTATCTAATATATCTTGATATGAAGAAAATTGTGAGAGTATGTCGTTATAGTCTGCTACTAAATCAACAGTAGTCAAATCATCCAGAGGGTAATACGCAATTGGATAGTCATATAACACTGTTGATTTATAGGACATTTTAGCCTCCTACTGCAGATTTTAAATATCTTATTATTACTATACCAGATCCACCATTTCCAGTAGAACTATTAACTGAATATTGTGGTCCGCCTGGATAAACATAGTAGTCTCCTCCTGATCCGCCTCCACCGCCGCCAGTATTTGAGTCTCCATTAGTTCCCATTCCTGAAGATACTGCGGTTGGTGTTGATGAATAAATATATAGTCCTCCGCCTTTTCCACCACCGCCTGATCCACCAGCACCTCCGCCGCCAAATCCAAATGCTGTTCCAATTGACCAATTTCCTCCACCAGAATAAGTAGCTGAATTATAGTTAGGTCCGTTAGTCATTCCGCCGCCTCCTCCTGCATACCTGCCATCTACTCCACTTCCAGTTACAGATGCCCAAGTAGAATATGCATTTGTCCCAGCTCCACCTGCACCACCTTGTCCTCCAGATATAGCATTACTTCCTACTGCTCCAGCTCCACCACCACCACCG